ATCGCTGCCGATACAGATTCTTTCGCTTCTGCCATTTCAAAATCAAAATTATTTTCAATGAATTGATCTAATGTTGGATATTTCAATTTCATAGAATACTTATCATCAAGTTGAACAATTAACTTATGATTTTTATCCTTGATAACTTTAATATCATCTATGTTAATAGATGTTTCAACTTTAGTTTTACCATCGTCAGGGCATGTCACATTTACTTCAACTGTCTCACCAACTGATTTTGATCTCACATTTAAGAAGAGATATTCAATATCAAAGGTAGGTAACTTAGTTACATCGACATTTTTTGTAATTAAACAATCACCAATGATCTGTACAATTGCATCAGTAATTTGTTTTTGATCTTCAGATTCCAAAGCAAGAACTAATATCTTCTCTTCACGAACTAAAAAAGGACGGTATTTAACTTTTTTTCTATTTGAAGGAAGAGTCAATTCATACGTTGGAGTATTAATCTTGGGTAATGGCATAATATTTTATTCAGTGTTTTATTTATACTACATTATACAATGTTTTTATAAATGTGTCTACTATTTTAGATCTGTTGAAATAGACTTATCAGGTTTTCTTTCGTCTGATCTAAATGAATTAAATAGATTTAAACCAAAAGATAGGAGACTTGGTTGTCTTCTTCTACGATTAACCACATACCTATCATAATTAAAACTTACAGAAACCTTTAATAAGTCCGCACTACCATAAGTTACTGGAATTGGTGTAATTGACTTTGGAAATGCATTTATAAACTGATATGATAATGCACGATCAAGATTTTTCTCAAACTTTGATATGTACATGGAGGATACTTTATAAGTATCTGGATATCTCATTCTACGATAATAGGGTTTTTGTAAATCATTGACTTCACCTTCGGCACCACTGGTAATATAATCCATCCATCCCTCAAATATTCTTAATAAAGTATAATCTTTATCGACATAAAAAGAAAAATCAATATCTGTATATAATCTAGAATGAGCAAATTCTTGAGGGACACCCATGAAATTGTCTTTGACCTCTGCAGTTGCTAAAGCAGTTGCAGGTAAAGATGCATCAAAACATAAGATTCCCATTTCACGAGATATAAAATCATCTGCATTGAGTATTCCTAAATTATTTCGGATATAATTTTGAATGCTTGAATTAAATCCAGCGAAGTGAACTTGATATTGATTGTTTAATGATAGGTTGCCAAATTTGACTTTGGCATCAGTCATTGTGATTCTTTGTACTAATGACACACTAAATACCTTTATGACTTTGTTTTTATATATTTATGTCATATAAAGGGAGATACTCACCATCATACCCACGAAAGTATAAAGGAAACCCCTCAAATATCATTTATCGATCACTTTGGGAGAGGAAATTCATGGTTTACTGTGATTTGAATGAGAATATATTGGAATGGGGAAGTGAGGAGATTGTGATACCATATCGTTCTCCAATTGATAATCGAGTGCATCGATACTTTCCAGACTTTTATGTTAAATTAAAAGAAACAACAGGTAAGATTAAAAAATATATTATTGAGGTTAAACCAAAAAGACAAACAAAACCTCCGTCAAGACCAAAGAGACAAACAAGAGGATATCTTCGTGAAGTTTATGAATATGCTCGCAACCAAGCAAAGTGGGAAGCAGCGGTTGATTATTGTAAAGATCGTTTGTATGAATTTAAGGTCATGACGGAGGATGAACTCGGAGTCAAATGAATCGCATAAGTCCAGTATTAGATCGACTCATCGGTATCGAAGATCCTAGTCAGTTAGTAACTGAGTTAGAAGAAGTTATCAGTGATAGTGTGTCTCCTCCGGAGGCAGGTCAATTTTTTGTGTTCTCATATGTGCCAAAAAAAGCGGATACAATCTTTGATGTCAATCCACTTGTCGCAGTCACAGAAGTATACTCTTGGGGATTTCGTGGAGTCAATTTTCATCACGGTCAATTCAGAACTTATTCATTCTCAAACTTGGTTGGTCAGACATATCGTGTCTATCCTGAAGAGATAAAAGACCTTCAAGCATTACCTTTTGGTAGAATGCGTCTAAATAGTTAAAAAAAGAAGATATGTCGTTTTCAGAGTATAGAAATTCACAGGAAGCTAAAGATAGGAGAAATAATCAACTCTCTGATGAAATTAAAGCGTCTACAAAAACAACAGCGGAAAATATCAAAAATCGAAATAGGTCAGGCAAAATAATAGGTGGTGCAATTAGAAGTGGTGGATTTAGATATCCACTTGAGGCACTGACTGAAACCACTGATTACTTACAGTTTACAATTGTTGAATATCAACCCACTAAACAGGCAAGTGGTGGAAGTTTAGTTGGTGCACCCGGATCTCGTCGTATTGGCCCAAATGGAACGAAAGATAAAGCGAAAAAAATATTAGGAAGTATTATAATGCAAATGCCAGCTAATATTCAAGATGGAAATGCAGTGGATTATGGTGAAAGTAAAATGAACACACTGATGGGTGCTGCTGCTGGATTGATCGGATCTACTATCGAAGGTGGTGGTGAAGCACTATCAGCAATGCTTAAGGGAGATGATGCAGGATATGAAAAAGCAACAAAAGATATGACAAAAGAGATGAAGAATACAGTTGGAACTGACTCTTCTATCATGGATGCTGCTTCACAATTCGTAAGTGCAAAAGCGACATCTGCTGCAATAGGTGCGTTAGGAGGAAACGTATCTGCTGCTGATCTTCTTGCAAGACAAACTGGTCAGATCTTTAACCCAAATATGGAATTACTTTTCAACGGCCCTACGTTAAGAAGTTTTAGTTTTTCATTCAAAATGACACCTCGAAGTCCTGAGGAAGCACAAGAATGTAAAAATATAATAAGGTCATTCAAATCAAATATGGCACCTAAAACTAAAAACACTGGATCAATCGGTGGATCAGGCATGTTCTTAAAAACACCAAATGTATTTGAACTTCGATATAAAAAAGGTGGTCGTGATCATCCATTTCTACACAGATTTAAACAATGTTTCTTAACTAATGTGTCTGTAAATTATACTGGAGAGGGTGTATATACAACTTATGATGATGCAACACCAGTTTCAATGCAGATAGATCTTTCATTTAAAGAATTAGAACCAATTTATGATGTAGATTATGATGATGCAGGAGGAGTTGGTTTCTAATGTCTTACTTTAGAGAATTACCAAATATAAAATACCCTTCATTTTTGAGTGATAAAAATTCATCACTTGAATACTTAGAGGTTAAAAACTTTTTTCGTCGTGTTAAATTAAGAGAAGATTTACAAAATACTTTGACCGTATTTAATAAGTATGAAATACCTTTAGGATTTCGACCAGATAACGTTGCAGAAGAATTATATGGTTCAGCATCTTTAGATTGGGTAGTAATTACTTGTGCAGGTATTGTTAATATTCGTGATGAATGGCCTCTTGATAGTTCAGAGATTTATAACTATTCCGCTAATAAGTACGGTGAAAAATTAGATGATACAAGATATTATGAAACAAAAGAAATCAGAGATAGTGAGGGTCACTTAGTATTACCAAAAGGTAAGAGAGTTAATTCTAATTTTACTGTAAAATATTATGATAATATGCTTGGGACTTACATAACAAAATCAGGAACAAATGTGAGAAATGGAATCTCTAATTATGTTCATGAAACAAGATTAAATGATGATAAAAGATTTATCTTTGTTCTTAAAAATGATTATCTACAACAATTCCTTAATGACTTTAGAGATATTATGATATACGGAAAGTCATCACAATTTGTGAACGATACAACTGTTCAAACAGAAAATTTAAATATATCCATGCCATAAAAAAAGGGAGGTTGCCCTCCCAAGTGTTTTAGTTTTCAGCGAGTCGTTGGAAATACGATAGCGTATCATCATCTTCAATTTCGCTTGAACTTGAAGCAACAGATGCGACTGTCTCTGCAACAGGAGTTGTAAACTCTTCGTCTTCAACTTCTGAATCTTGAGCAACTGGTTTTGCACCTCTCTTACCAAGAACATACTCTAGACGAACTTTAAGTTCATCGTATGTCTTGAACTGATCTGGAGCAACAAACTCAGAAAGAGATAATTCTTTCTTCCAAATTGCCTCCATTGCATCATCATCATCTAGTAATGGTGACGCAGCAGCAAATTCACTTGAATCATAGTTACGATATCCGGCAACATTCTTTGCCTTTAACTTGAAGTTAGCACCCTGCCAGAAATCGAATGGATCGATTGCTTCCTCATCCTCGAACTCAGGTTGCATTGCTGCAGTGAGTTTGTCAAAGATTTTCTTACCATACTTGTATAAGAAAGTCTTACCTTCATTCTCAGGATTTGCAGGATCTTTCACAACGTAGATGTTGGAAATATAGGTCAATTTGCGTTTCTGCTTTCTTGCCATTTCCTTACCGGCATCAGTTCCATTATTCCACAACTGAGAATTATATTCTGATACTGGGTCTTTCTGACCTAAAGTGGTCAAACTGTTCTCAATATACCATCCACCTGAGCCTTGAAACGCATGTGAATATAATTTAACGAACGGAAGATCTTCATTCTCAGGTGCTGGTAGAAAACGAATAACAGCATAACCGTTACCACTTTTGTCTACATCGAGTTTCCAGAGACGATCATCTCCAGAAGCACCGTTATTGTTCATCTTCTCAACTTCCTTAACTAACTTTGCAGTTAAAGAACCTAATTTAGATTGCTTTTTTAAATTAGCAAAAGACATTTGGATTACCTCGGATAATTTTAGATTTTGGTAGATTTACTTAGATATTATAACAGATTCATACTAAATGTCAATAGACAGTCTTAGTGTTTGAACTGTCTTTGAAATATTATCGAAAAATGTATTCATATCCATAGTTGGTGGAAAACCCATCAATGCTATGGAAGATTTGAGTGTGTTCAAAAGATCTCTTGCTTCAGGATCATCAGATAATGATAATCTTGCATACATAATCCTTTGTTTTTCGAGTAATACTGTCAATTTATCAACGTGTTCCAACTGGTTCTCACGAGTCATATTAGGAAAATTCATTGTACTCGAATAGATCTCTTGTTGAAGTTGATTTATTTCATTCAAATCTTCACGGACTAACTCGGATTCAAAAAACTTACCCATTTACTGTTTCTCTTAGAACTTTTTTATATTGTAACACATCTATATTTATGAAAGGAGCATACTTTCTAATCTTCATACTTACGGTTTCCCACACAGGATCAGTAAGTTTTTTGTCAAATTGACTACAGAATTCAAATACCTTTTCAAGTATCACAACTGTTTCAAGATCAATATGCTCACCCAAGTACTCTTTGAGTATTGGAGGATGACCATTTGTACAATCAAATAACTCATCAAGAGAGTATTCATCAAACAGTTGTGTGATCTGTTCTTTGAATATATAACTCAAACTTTGTTGTTTGCGTGACCATTCTGAGTAAGTTCTCTCACCAGAATTAATAATCTCACCAATCCATAAACTTGATGGATTATTTGCAGTCACGAAATTAGACACAAGAAAATCAACAATGTTCTTATCAGCATATTTTCTTGATGTTTTTTCAAACCAATACTTATCTTTCCTCTTATTAAAAGCAGTTATCTTCGCTCTCGATCTTCCTCCATATTTAAAGTAATCATACCTTGGACTGGAAAAATGATTTTTGATAGAAAGATATGTCTGGTAAGTTTCAAAGGGTGTCACTTTCATCGTCAGTTTCTACACTTTCTAATTCTTGTATTGCATCGACAGGGACTTCATTGTCACCTATCATATACCAGTGTTGATCAATACCAACACTATCTGGTTTTACACCAAGATACTTTAGATCAGAAAAAGAATGCTCACGAAGCATTGCTTGTAATCGATGATGAATCAATTCAGATTTAGATACTTGCATCATAATGGTAATCTCGCACGAGTTGTTTTTTTCATAAAGTTAAGACGAGTTGCGTCCCACTTTAATCTTTCCTTGAGTGATTTGGAAATGAGTTTCGTTACTGATTCTATCTCAAGATTGTTACTTTCGCAATAGTGGCAGATCGCATCAATATAATTGAATTGTTCCTCCGCAACTATTTTTTCGATTTCGATAGCAAACTTCTGAGGTGTCAGAAACTTTTTCTCAATGGCCTTCTCAAGTTCTTTATTGGGTTCCATAGAGCTCCAGTTTATCTTGAACAAACTTTCTAATATATTCTCCGAGTAGTTTGATGTACTTTCCTTTGTCGTATTCTTCATAGACGATACATTCTCCGTTTTCACATGACATAATAATTACTAATTTTTTAACAGATATACCCGTCAGTTCATAGAGCATACAACCATATGCCATTGCCTGAACAAAATAATGTTCTATCCAGTCTCTAGGTTTTGGTTTTGCTGCGGTCTTAAAGTCAATTATTGATAACTCTCCGTTATACTCTGCGATACAGTCAACTGTTCCTGCTATACCAAGTTGTTTGCTATAAAGTGAACCTTCTAATGAGTGAATATTATCTATCTTACCAAGTGTGGATTTAGAGATCTTGAATAAGAACTCAGAGATAGGTTTCACTTCTGGTAAATTATCATTCTTCAGATAATATTCTGTAAGTGTATGATAGTCTGTACCGCGAGTTGTTGCAGCTTTTGTAATTTTATCTGCCTTTTCGTCACCAACCCTTTTTCTCCAATTAACAAAAATTTCTTTGTTAAAATGACTCGTAACTGATGTAATTGAAACTAATTTAAGAAGTTCATCTTCATCAGGTACAGAATAGTAACGAACTCCATCAATGGTTTCTCTCGAAAGTTTTGGAAGATCAAGTTCTACATGATTAAACATTACATACCTAACTGCATTTTTGCGACAAGATATTCTTTGACAAGTCCAGATCGAACTATGTCCTCAAAACCAAATTCAATAATATCGAATGATGGCATTGTGCGAACTATCTTTAGGAAATCT